TTGCGTATCTGAACGGCAATCGCGGCGTCTACACCGACTCGCGCATGGCGTTCAATTCGGACGGCATGGAGATCAAAGTTCGCATGGAAGTCGGTGCAAAGGTCATCGACTGGCGTGCGTTCCAGAAGAACGCTGGCTCTTAATCACCCGTAATGGGCGGCTTCGGCCGCCCGCCTCTTTCTGGAGAAAGACATGAAGAACTATATCCAGCCGGGTGACGTAATCACCGTTGCGGCTCCCGCCGACGTTGCCTCCGGCGACCTTGTTGTTGTCGGCGACATTGTCGGCGTCGCGGCTTATTCCGCGCTTTCCGGCGCACAGGTCGAAATCAAGACGTCTGGCGTTTTCGAGTTGAAGAAGGTGTCTGCGCAGGCTTGGGCGACGGTCGGCTTGCCGATTTATGTCGCGTCCGGCGAAGCGACTTCCGCGAAGTCGACCAACAAGCTGATTGGCGTAAACGTTGCTACGGCGGCCAATCCTTCGGGCACTGGCTTCGTCCGCCTCAACGGCGCGTTCGCGATTACGTCCAGCGGCTCGTAAACGAAGGGAGACGGCGCGATGCCATGGAGAAATCTGGAGCGCGCCGTCGACCGTCTGGAAAGACGCACGTTCGGCGAGACGGTGCGGCTGACGCCCATGAAGGGTGCGGCTACTGACACGTCGCGTACCGTGTGGACCGGCCGGGCAATCCTGCATACCGGCGGCGATGATTCCATTGCCGTTGGTGACGGGGCTGGCGGCGGCGTGATGCGCAGCCGCCTTATGGCTGGGCAGGCCGAGTTATTCCTGACCCGCGATGAATATGACGGCCCGCTGGTGAAGCAGGGCGATGTCGTGCGCGCCATGGACCGGGAAGGCAAGCCGGCATGGACGGTCGCCGGGTCGTCTGACCGGTATTCAAACCTGCTGGTGCTTTCGCTGACGCAGACCTAGGAGCCGCGATGTCGCTTAACCGTATTGCGGCCCGCCTGGCTGCCGTCATGGCGCTGCGCGAGGCGCACACGCTTGTCGGCGACAATGTGGTGGACAGCCAGATAGGCGCCATCGACGTTGACGCCGATGGCAATGTGAAGACCGACGAGGACAAGCCGTTCATCGCGGTCTACACGGACGGCGCGCGGGCGAGTGGCGACATATCCGGCTTGCGGGCGTTGGTGCCAAACGGCGAGACAGAGTTTCTGTTCGAGGCGGGCATTTCGCAGCCGATGCTGTACCGCGACCCGGACACGGAGGAGGTTGTCGCCTATCCCGGCATTCCGGCGACGGACGACGCCTACGAGTTTTATCTGGACGTAGTGGCGAGGCAAATCGGCGATGCGCTGACCGACCCTGAGAACGGGTGGGCTGAAATTTTCCGCAGCTTTGTCAACTCCTACGAGTCCATCGACCGCGTTCGCACAAGCGCCGAGCAAAAGGGCGCGAAGCTGGCGGCCACGCAAATCAAGATTGTCGCCAACCTGTTCGCCGACCCGACGAGGGGGGCGGCACTGGCGCCGACGCATCCGCTGGTGAAGTTCTTCGCGAAGGCCGCGACGTTGCCGCAGACTGTTCCAAACCCGGACTACGACCCGGAAGACGAGGACAGTTCGCCGACGAAGCCCAGCCCGATGGCCGAAAAGATTGCGCTGATGCAGGCGCAACTGTCTGGCGACACGCATCAATGGCAATTGCCTGTCCGCAGGTATGGCCTGACGCGGCCGGAGGCCGACGCGCTGCTGCTGACGCCGCATGACGGTATTGCAGACGCCGACGTGACGGTGGTCGAGGTGAACAACCAGCCGGCGATGCCGGTTGGTTAGGGGTGGATGATGAACTTCCCGCCGACGCTTGAGGGCCAGATGGTCCACATCATGGATCGCCTTGGCGAGCTTGAGCGGCGCGCACGCAATCGCAAGCGCACCGGCAAGGTTGCCGAGGTGGATTACGCCAAGGGCCTGGCCCGCGTCGAACTGTCGAAGCAGGGCGGCCAGCCATACTTGTCCGACTGGATACCTTGGAAGGAAGTCGCTGCGGGGGGCATAAAATCGCATATCCCGCCGACTGTCGGGGAGCAGGTCGACGTAGTCTCCGAAAACGGCGACCTTACAGACGCTGTCATCGATATGTCGACGCCGTCCAATGAAAACAAGCGCCCGCATGATGGCCCGGAGGCGGTGATTACGAAAGGGAGCGTCCGCATCACAATCGCGGACGACCGGACGCAGATTATCTCACCTCTGGTGCATATCGTCGGCAATGTCCATCTCGACGGGCGCCTGCAGACGACTGAAGGCATCCATGACAATGGCGGCGTGTTCTCGACAGAGGGCGTCTGGCCGCCGATTCCGGTCGTTGTACCGCCTGTGGGGGTGTAGCCAATGGTTGATATTGTTGGCACACGCCTTGTGCTGGGCGACGGCGAGCTTGTCATCGAGCCTGATGACGGCGGCTATGTGATACGCACGACGAACCGCGTGACGATAAAGGCGCCGGACGTAATAACAGTAGCGGGCCTTCGCGCCCGCGTTGACGGCGGGGGCCGGGTAGAAATCCACGCCGATGACGTAACCCGCATCGATGCGGGGGGCACCGGCATAACGTTCACGCCGACGCGGTGGGACACCTTTATTCCCGAATGGTACGGGGACGGATGGCGGCGGTCCCCGCCTGAGCACCCCGATACTGGCGGTTCGAAATACTGGGTGCCGTGGGACGTGAACCACGAATTGCTCGGTGAATATTACGCTCTTTTCCCGGGGCAGGGGCCGTCGCACAAGCCGCCCCTTGAAGCCGAATAAGCAGGTGACATATGGCCGACTCTACCGGCATTAATGCCGCCGGTGGCGGCTATCTTTCGGATTGGGCGCACGTCCAGCAATCCATTGGCATCATACTGACGACGCCGCTTGGCAGCCGTGTGATGCGCCGTGATTTCGGGTCGCTGCTCTACGATTACATCGACGCGAAAATGTCGGCGCGCAATATTCTTGGCGTCTACGTGGCGTCGGCCATGGCGATTGACAAGTGGGAGCCTCGCTTCCGCATGACACGCGGCTCCATCGAGGATGCGCGCCCTTCCGGCGTGCTCATCGTGAATATTTACGGCGACTATTATCCGCGCGGCCATCTTGGCGATTACAGCATCAAGGAAGACGCCAGCGTGCGGGTGATAGTCGGCTAGCCGTCCGCGCCGCCGCGAATAGGCCGCCGCACAGGAACCAGCGCAACCATGCGCAACGGAGAAGGCGGGAGCCATGGCAAGACTTTCAGCGACGACGCTGGACCTTTCAAGGTATCCGGCACCCCTCGCGATTCGCGGAATAGACTTTGAAGGTATTGTTTCCGCCCGGAAGCAGCGACTGCTTGCTTTGTATGGCGAAAATGACATTGCCTACAATGTCCAGATGCTGGAAAGCGACCCGGGCATTATCCTGGAGGAGGCAGACGCCTACCGCGAACTGCTGACTTTAGCGCGCGTCAACGATGCGGTTCGCGCCGTTATGGTGGCGTTCGCCACAGGCAGCGACCTCGACCATCTCGGCGCGTTCTACGGCGTGCAGCGGCGCGTCATTGTGCCGGCGACCGATACGACGGCGGCTGTTTACGAAAACGACGCCGAGTTCCGGCGGTATGTCCTGCTCGCGCCGGAGGCGTGGGCGGCTGCTGGTCCGATAGGCGCCTACGTGTTCCACGCCGGGCAGGCGGACGCTGAAGTTCTGAACGCGGATGTCTGGACCGTTCACGGGTCGGGCGTCGTCAACGTAGCCATTCAGTCTCGTGTCGGCGACGGCCTTGCGAGTGACGAGCTTGTCGAGCGTGTGGCCGCGCATCTGAACCGCAACGACATCAAGCCCCTGACGGATCATGTCGTGGTCCGGTCGGTGGTCAATGTGCCGTATGCCATCGACGTGCAGTGCTTTGTGCTGCCCGGCCCTGACCCGATGATGGCGAAGCAGGAGGTGCAGGCCAGTCTTGCGGCGATGGCCGCGGCGCGCCGCACGCCTTCCCGCGACGTGCCGCGTTCGGCGGTTTACGCAGCGGCTTCGGTCGGCGCTGTCGATCACGTACTTGTCGCGGAGCCTGTCGCGGACATTGCCCGCGGCCACGGCGAAGTCGCGGTGTGCACGGGCATTGAAGTGACGGTGAGCACGCACGATGGCTGAGTTCGATAGCATTCTGCCGTCGAATGCTTCGCCCGCCATGCGTGCGGTCGAGCAGGTGTCGGGCGAGCGGTGGGACATTGATGTCGACGTTATTCGTCGCTTCAAAGACCCGTGGCAGTGCCCCGCCCATTTGCTCAACTTTCTCGCCTACGAGCGCTCGGTCGATATCTGGAACGAAAACTGGCCGGAGTGGAAAAAGCGCTCGGTCATCGCATCGTCCCCGCACGATCACAGGATAAAGGGCACGCTCGCCGGCATCGAGCGGTATATCGAGATCGCTGACGGCAGACTCGCGCAGTCCCTCACGCCGCCACAGGACTTCTATCTCGCGTCCGACCTGACGAAGGAACAGTGGGACGAGTGGATTGCGCAGATGCCGCGCGTGCGGATCACGCTGGCGCACACCGAGGGGGAATGGCTCCCTCCTGCAGGAATCTTCCTGGATGAGTCGGCTTTCGATGCCGACCATTTCGTTCTCAACGACGGGCCGTACCTGCACGGCCGCCGAGCGCTTCTGCGCGCGCATGCCGGTGCCGAGGACGTACCGCTTGAGATCGCAAGCGTCGAGACGACGGCAACGCGGAAAGCGGCAACTGATTATGAGCGTGTTGTCGTTCCCGGCGAGGATTCTGGCGGGCTGATCCTCGACGAGGGTGCGCTCGGCGTGTCCTACCTCGACGGGCAGGCAAGCCAGCCGCGCATCTACACCTACGCGCTGGATCGCACCTACGACCATATCGAGAGCTTGCTGGCGCTCACCATGCTCGATGTCGGGCTGGAACCGCAGAGCGTGCGGTACAAGCGCGAAAGTGACATTGGCGACGCCGAAGGGCGGCTGTTTCTGGATGACGGCGTGTTTGACGTCGACGTGTCCGGGCGGAACGACGGCGGCGAGCTGCTGGCCGACGTGCTCTACCTGCTCGATCCCGCCGTGGCCGCGCCGCTGGTCGACGCCATCAGCTTCATGGATGTCTCGCGGATGGGCATGCCTGCCTACCACGCCGAGCTGATGATCGAAGCGCCGAAGGAACTGGAATTCGGCTTTGTGCTGGATCAATCTGTGATGGACGTTGACCTTATGGTCGATGACGACCTCGGCCATATCGAGTTCATCATGGACGCCGTCGTGTCCGCCCAGGCGTTGCGCGACAAGATCCTCGTCACCTTCGAAACCACCAAACCCCTCACGCTCGGCGACGCGCCCAGGCTCGATGGCGGTCTCAGCCTCGGCGATCGCGTCCCCGCCTATCTCTAAAAAGGTATCGACACATGGAACGTAAAGTTGTCGGGCACCAGAACATGGTGTTCACGTCCGGTGACGCCAATCGCATGGGCGAGTTCGCCCGCGCTTCGCTGGATCACGTCGTCGCTGACGGCATCACTGACGGGCAGGGCTATGTCGGATTCTCGGTTGTCGAGTCCGGTCCCGCGGAAATCACCGTGGCCCCCGGCCGGTACTACGAGGCCGGCAAGGTCTTCATCAACGACGATGACGGCGGTGTGACGCTCGACCTGTCCCCGAACCTCGCGGCCGTCTCGAAAAAGATCGTCACCATCGTCGCATACGGCAATCCGACCGACACGGAGACGGAGCCGCGCACCTTCCTGCTCAACCCGATCACGCGCGCGACGGAAGGGCGTGTCGTTTCGACGGTAAATCTGCGTCGTGCCGAGGTCTCCAAGATCGCCGGCGCCGAGAACGCGGACCCGCAGCCGCCGGCTATCAGTTCGAACCAGATCGCCATCGCGCATGTCACGGTCGACACAACCGGCATCCTGTCCATCGAGATGGTGGCTGCGAACAAGCTGCCGTCGGTGAAGGCGCTGAACACCCGCCTTGTGCTGGTCGAGAAGCGGCTCGATCAGGCCGGCTCCCAGATCGACACGATCCGGACGGATATCTCCGGCATATCCAGCCAGCTGCGCGGCAAGGCCAACTGGCCCTTCGTCCTCGATCTCGCGATGGACCATGCCCGCGTGAAGCGGCTGGCGGAGCTGCCCGACGACTATCAGGCGTGGTCGGCCGACAACTTCGCCGACGAGACCTATAGCGACACGGAGTTCGCCGGCTACTCGGCCTTCGTGAAGGATGGGCTGCATTTCGGCAATGGCGGGTTTGCCCGCTCGGCCCTGGCGCTGCTCAATCCGCTCGACAGCCGTATAACCGTCAACAACAACATGGTGATGCCGCGCTTCGCGAACACGCGGCGCCTCTCCGTCGCCGGCAAGGACGGCGAGATCGCTCTCGCCAACTACAACGTCTCGTCCACCAATGTCGTGAAGCTTACGCGCACGCGCACCGAATGGGTGGCGGACGGCAAGAAGTACGAACCGCAAAATTTCGATGAGGGTGCCGGCTGGCGGGTAGAGACTTCATCGGACGGCCGCTTGATGGAGGCCATTCGCACCAACCCCGACACGGGCGTGAAGGAGGCGTGGGTCTACAATACCGCCACTATGTTGGCCGGCGTCGTCGGCGGTGTGCCGCAATATGTTTCGACGGCCTACTGGACGCACAAGATCCTCAAGACGATCGAGGAACCGTATTTCGACGTCATCACCACGACGGAGACGGTCGAAGGCTTCCAGGTCGGCCAGACGTTCCTCAACGCGCAGCAAGGCGCGCTCGCGGCCATCGATCTCTATTTCACCCGCAAGGGCGCGAGCGGCGATGTGCATCTCTATATCACCGAGATCGACAGCGGCGGCCGACCCGACCCGACGCGCGTACTCTACAAGGTCACGAAGACCCCGGCTCAGTTGAACGCCGACCTGTCTGGCGCCACGCCGACGCAGTTCGTCTTCGACGGAACCGCGCTGGTCAAGGGCCGGCGCTACGGCCTCTGGATAGTCAGCCAAGGCTCGCACTTCCTCGCGTCCGTGCTCGGCAACAAGTACGCGCAGGGCCAGCTTTTTCAGAAGAACAACGGCGATTGGGTCGCGGCGGCATCCGATATCGATCTCGCCTTCTCGCTCTGGTACGCGGGCTACGATCAGACCCGCGTCGAGGTGCAGCTCACGCCTGTCGAGCTTGCCGGCGGCATCTCCTACCTTTCGATCAACTGCGACACGCATATCCCGGAAGGCACCTCGATCATTATCGAGGCGCTGATCGGCGGCGTCTGGCGGGACATCGGCTACGCCAACGAGGAAATGACGCATCCGATCCAGACGCGCCCGTCGCTGATCCAGCTTCGCGCCGTGCTGATCGGCACCACGGACAGCATGCCGGCCTTCGGCATCGGCGCATCAAGGTCGAGCGTCACGGTACGCCGCAACGGCACGTCGATGGTGCACATCTCGACAGTGCGGACGCCGGGCGCCTCGGTGGACGAAGTCCATGTCGTGCTGCTGGCAAAGCATTGGGACGCCGCCGATCACACGCTGACCTGCAAGATACTGACCGGCGTCAGCTACGACACGGTGGAAACGGCTGACACCACGGTCGATCTGCCGGTGAAACTGACGCCGGAGAATCTTCTGGCCCGCAAGTTCATCTTCCAGCTGGCGTCCGGCGTGACGAGCTTCCGCATCAAGATCGAGGGCGCCACGACCGACGTGACCAGCGAGTTCCTGGTCTACGAGCGGATGGATGTCGCGTTCGCGGCCTAAGCAACAGGAGACAGCCACAATGGCCAAGAAACCCGCGACCTCCGGCGGCATCAGGGACGATGCCGAATACGAGGTCAAACTGAAGCGCCCGATCCAGGTGGCGCGCGGCACCTGGGCGCGCGTCGGCACGTCGCTGAAAATGAAGGGCAAGAAGCTGCGCGAGCATCTCGGGGACGTCGATGGCTACGAAGAAATCTCTTCGTGAGGCGCTGAACCCGACCGGTTCGACGCGGCTCGATGAAACCTTCGTCGGTAAGCTGCTCGACCAGGTCGAAGCCCGCCTCGGTCCCGTAGAGCAGAAGAAGGCCGACTTCGAGGCCGTCGAGCAGTTGGTGCGCGTCGTCGCGCTCCAGCGCATCAACGAGACCCTGACGCCGGCCATCCAGCAGGTGCTCGAACTGGTTTCGCGCGGGTTCATGATCGCGCATTCCGGCAGCGAGGCGATCTTCGGCAACGGCAACGTCCTGACGCTGATCGTACCGGAGGGCAGCGAGCGCGATCTGTTCACGCCGTCGCCCTTCACGGCCGTCACGCGCGAGGACAACCCCGACGATTTTGCGATCTGCCGGACCATCAGCTACGTGGCCGAGATCGGCGAGTATGTCGGCGAGGTCATCGCCTTCTATGGCGACGAGGGACCGCATGACGATCTCGTGATCGGCGCGCTGGCCGGGCCGACCGTTGCGCAGAAGATCATGCTCGACGCCGTGATGGAGGCGCTCGACACGATCACGGCGTTCAAGAACATCGTCGTCGCCGACGCCGCGCAGGTCGCTCTCGACAAGATCGCCGCCGCCGCGAGCAAGAACGATAGCGTCGCCGCGAAGAACATCGCGGTCGCTGCGGCCGGCGAAGCGGCGGCCTCGGCCCTGTCGATCAATCCGACCGCCATTCAGGAGGCGATTGACGATCTTGAAACGCTGAAGCTCGACGCCGGGGATGTTGCGGCTGTCGCGCTGTCGGGCGCCTACGACGATCTGATCGGCAAGCCGACGCTCGTACCGCTTAACAGCCCGGCCTTCACCGGCACGCCGACCGCGCCGACCGTCGCCGGCAGCACCGACAGCAGCACGAAGATTGCGACCACGGGCTTCGTGCAGGCCGTCGTGGCGGCGATGATCGACAGCGCGCCAGCGCTGCTCTCGACACGCTGAACGAACTGGCTGCCGCCATCGGCGACGATCCAAATTTCGCCACTACGGTCGCGAATTCGATCGCCACGAAGCTCAATTCCTCGGCGGTGTCCGCCTTCATGCTGACGGTGCTGGACGACGCCAACGCCAACGCCGCTCGCACCACGCTCGGGCTTGGCTCGATCGCGACGAGCGCCTTCACGATATCCACCAGTTCACCATCCGGCGGCGCGAACGGCGATATCTGGGCGAAGGTCACCTGATGGGCCGCGTCTTCACCGGCTTCACCGCGAGCAACCCGC